AAAATAGAAAATCCAAAAAGACCCGATAGAACACGCTGGTTTAATGACTTGCTATACACAGAATACTTTGTAGATGAAATCCAAAATGGTTTACCATTGGTAAGATTACTTCCAAAATTAGAAAAATTAGTTCTTGCTCAAAACACAAAATAGTGCTATAATACACTATACAATTGAGGTTCAAGAGAATGCAACACACCATCGATCCTAGCGAACAAAATATTGAAGATTGCGTAATGTTTCTTGCAGGTGAAGGCAACTTTATTTTTCAAGAAACTGTATCCATCGACAAGTTTGATCTTAGCATTGTTAAAAGTTTAGGTAGACAGTTAGCACAAGGAAATGCTTTTACACAAAAGCAAAGCCTAATTGGGTTACGATTAACGAACAAGTATAGCAAACTGCTAGAGGAAAAAGGATTTGAAGTGGAGAAAATTTTACAGGATAAAGTTTTCAAATGGCCCTTTAGAACAATTGACAGAACAAAAAGTTTATACATTGATGGCGAAAAAATTGTACTCAAAAGTCCATTTATCGCTGACATAGTAAACAAAGTTAAAAAACGTAAAAACCCTAGTTACTATAAAGGTGAATATCAAGGCGAAACAAAAGAATGGGCATTTGATTACAACGAACCTAATGTAGAATTCCTAGTTAATCTTACTAAAGGTATGAACTTTAATATTGATCAAAAGATCAAAGAGGACTACGAAAAAATTATAAAACTTAAACGTAATGCACTAGAACATTATCCAATGCTTACACGCAAAATGGGCGGATATGTTTACAATGACATTGTTATAGAACAAGAAGATCCACGACGTGCTGTTATGAAAGCACGACTACAAGGTTGCACAGTGTTCGATGACAGTGTTGTGAACAGCATGAAACCCCTACAGCCTATGGACAAAATCCTTTTAGGTGACAGTAGAAAATGGTTTATTAATTCTAATATTCATCACAGTTTGGAGATATTTTCATTGCTCAATACCGTAGATACGTGTATAATTATGTGTAGTAGTGATAGTATAGAAAAATTACAAAGTATTGTTGAAAACCTATTAGGTAGTGGATACAGTGCAGATGACATCAGTGTGATGTTTAGATTTAAAAACAACAAAGAATGGTTTGAAGGAAACAAGTATATTAAAAATACAGGCGTGAATAAATTTGATCCTAACAAGAAAATTTTCATTATTAACGAAAAGATTCCTAAGCCTTTGATTGCAAGCAACATTAATCCTCAGTTGATTATATGTACACTAGCAACACAGCCTAGTCATTACAAGACACAGGCTTGGTTAGAAAACAAACCAAATGTAATATACTATGCGAGTTCAAAACCTAGTGGAGTAGAAAATTGTGCCGACTTGTAAACTAATAATTAAAGACGAAGTTAACGTTAAGTTTGAAGGACTTGATTTAGAAATGCGTAAAGCATTGACTAACAAATTCAAGTACGACATTCCGTATGCACGTTACTTGCCGGCATACAAACTAGGACGCTGGGACGGCAAGGTTAGTTTCTTTGGACTAGGTGGTACAACTTATATTAGTATGCTCGAAGATGCACTTCCTTTTTTAGAACAAAAAGGTTGGTACGTTGAAGTAGAAGATCATAGAGAAACTAGAGAATTACAATTTACAAACATCACAGAAAACTATTGGAAGGATCAAGGTGCTGTATGGCCTAAAGGACACGTAGCAGAAGGTCAACCAATTGTACTACGTGACTATCAAGTAGAAGTTATCAATAACTTTATTAGCAATCCTCAGAGTCTACAAGAGGTTGCTACCGGCGCTGGTAAGACTATCATAACGGCCACATTGAGTAAGATATGTGAGCCGTATGGTAGCACAATCGTTATTGTACCTAACAAGAGTCTTGTTACACAAACTGAAGAAGATTATGTAAATGTAGGACTTGATGTCGGAGTATACTTTGGTGACAGAAAAGAACTAGGTCACAAACACACTATTGTTACTTGGCAAAGTCTTAATGTGCTAGACAAGAAATCAAAGAATCACGAAGCCGCACATACACTAACAGAATTCTTACAAGATGTACGCACAGTTATTGTTGACGAAGTACACCAAGCAAAAGCCGATGTACTTAAAAACTTGCTTACACAAAACTTTGCACACGTTCCTATTCGTTGGGGACTAACAGGTACTATTCCAAAAGAACAGTTTGAGTTTCAAGGAATCAAGGCAGGACTAGGTGAAGTAATTAATCATATTTCAGCAAACGACTTGCAGAAGAAAGGTGTACTAGCAGACTGTCATGTTAACATTGTACAAACAGATGATGTACAAGAGTTTTCAAATTATCAAGAAGAACTAAAGTATTTGGTTACAAGCGAACATCGCATTGATTGGATCGCTAAACTAATGAACACAGTAAAAGACTCCGGCAATACATTAATTCTAGTTGATCGTATTTCAGCAGGTAAGATGCTAGAAGAACGACTAGAAGGTTCCGTGTTTGTATCAGGAGAAACCAAAGGAACCGACAGAAAGGAACATTATGATTCCATTAAGGATAGTACCAATAAAGTTATTATTGCTACTTATGGAGTTGCCGCGGTTGGTATTAATATCCCTCGCATTTTTAACTTGGTTCTTATTGAGCCTGGTAAGTCTTTTGTTCGCGTTATTCAGTCTATCGGCAGAGGAGTTAGAAAGGCTGAAGACAAAGATTTCGTCCAAATATGGGATATAACAAGTAGATGTAAATTCGCGAAACGACACCTAACACAACGTAAGAAATACTATAAAGAAGCGAATTATCCTTTCACTATAGAAAAGATAGCAATCGACTAGGAGAAAATATGCAAATACTTACATTAGAAAATGAACACTTTGATCTAAACACACTACCTAAAGAAATAGATAAGGATATACGATACAGCGTACTAGATAATTCAGATCCTAAAGATCCTGATTACTTTTTTGTTCCTCTTATCTATTTAGAAAGTTTTAGTTCACCAGCAGTAGTGCTACAAATAGGTCCGCATCAAGTACAGATGCCACTTGAATGGAGCATGGTAGTTGGTAATAGTGAAGTAGGTGACCTTGAAGTATTACCGTTAACAAGTTTAAACGACAGAGGCTTCGAAGCATTTATTTTCAATCCATTAACAAGCAATAGACCAGAATTTTTGCCTGTTGATGTTATTAACGTATATCAAGATGTAAAATTTTATTTTCCTAAACTTAAAAATGGACAGTTGCTAACAACGCCTATAACAAAAGGCAGTAAGCCACCTTGTGCATTTTTTGTAAAGGAAGTAAGTAGACAAAGTGAAACACTAGATTTTAGTTTAGTTTGGTAATAGGAGTAGAAAGGAATGACAATGAAAGCAGGAAAAATTTGGGGTCAGACAGAATTGATCCACGCAAACGGTGTATTAGAATTTCATCGTATAGAATTCAAGAAGGGTTTTAAATGTAGTGAACACGAACATCGCTACAAGTGGAATGGTTTCTTTGTTGAATCAGGAAAGATGATTGTGCGTGTTTGGCAAGACGCAGATCAAGAAGGTTTAGTAGATGAAACTATTTTAGGACCAGGAGAGTTTACACAAGTTAAGCCAGGCAAGGTCCATCAGTTTGAAGGTGTAGAAGATGGCGTAGCATTTGAATTGTATTGGGCAGAATTTAATCACGATGATATTGTAAGAAGAACAGTAGGTACAAAAGTAAAATGATTTCATTTAACTTAGGCAAAAAACACAAACCGCAAATTACATTTTGGAGTGAATTTCCAGGACTAGAAGAAGTAGTACCTGTTGAACCTGCTGTAAAATATTTGCCAAGTTGGTGGAAAGCAATGCCTAGGTTTATGGATGTCCCAGTTCCGCCTGAAGGTGTAAACAAAGGGACAGCAAAGAACTGTCCTGCATTTGTTGATTTCTTTAAGTCAGCATATGTAGTGCCATTATGGTGCGATGTTGAATTAGACATTAAACCCGATGGATATACTGTAAGAACAAGTTATAATAAATTTACATTTGGTCACCATAATCCATTGCAGTTTAAAGATCATTTACCTGACAACATTAAAAGAAATGTAGCAATGGTGTTAAAGCCTAACTGCCCATGGCGTGTTAAAACAAGTCCAGGTTATAGTGTTATGCAATTACCTATGATGTTTGAATTTAATGATACGTTTGAAACCATGCCCGGCACTATATGGAGTGATAAGTTTCATGAAATGAATCAACAAATGATCATTAAAAAATATGGACAAGTTACATTAACAAGAGGAACACCCATTGCTATGTACGTTCCGTTTAAAAGAGAAGAGTTTGATTTTAAATGCAGTGAACGCACACCTGAACTTGAAAAATTAGAAGAAACAAGTAGACTAACAATACTATCAAAGTTTATTGGCGGCTATAAAGAAATGCAGGCAAAAGAAAGAAAAGATGACTAAAATATACGAATCGCCAGACGGAGGAGAAACTGTGTACGAACGAGATACAGAAACTGGAGAGCGAATATGTATAGAAAAGCCTGTACATCCTGATTGGTATATTGATCCATATGATTTTGATTTGATAACTGAAATGGCCAAAGATGGCAATAAGACCTTGCAAAATTTACTAAAAGAAGTTAAACTAGTATTTGAGTTGAGTTACAAAGATGACTAGAAAATTAAAAAATGGAACTAAAGTGGAAGAACTAGATACACCTGTAGCATTAGAAGTTTACACAAAATGTCCGAGCAAATGGAAACTTATTGATATGGAAACCGGCGAAGAATATATAGGACAGGAACCGGACTTTGATAAGAATGGTCAATGTTGGAAAAGGGTAAACTAATGGCAGAAAAGAAAAAGTTTTTAGATCTTAAAGCAATGCTAAGTGCTGTGGATCGCCGTGATAAAGATTGGTATAACAAACTAAGCGATGATGATAAGAAACTGTTTGCTCCATTTATTGCTATGCGTTATGTTAGCAATGTTAAGGGCGACACATTCTTTCAAGAACATTACTTAGAAATGTGTAATGAATTTGTTAATAAGCATCACTGGAGCCTAAGTAAAAATCACAAAGGCTTGCTATGGAAACTAATGGCAATGTGTGGTGCGTATGAAAACTTTTTTCATCAGTATTTGGCGGCACCCAAGAAGCAAACAAAGAACAAATTTACCCAAGCACTACTAGACAAGAACCCTAACATGAAGTTTGAAGATGCAGAATTATTATCAAGTATTATGTCAAAAAAGGAACAAAGCGAATACATTAAAGACCATGATCCAAACTCTTGAACAACCATTTAACTGTGTACACTGCGGCAAAGCGTTTCAAAAAGAAAAGACGCTTATGGCCCATATGTGTGAACCTAAACGCAGATATCTACAAAAGGATGAAAAGCGTGTACAGGTAGGTTTCCTTGCGTTCAACAAGTTTTACACAATGGTACAACGTAGTAAATCTAAAACTTATGAAGAATTTTGTAAGAGCAGTTACTATAATGCGTTTGTAAAGTTTGGTAGTTTTGTAACTAACATTAATCCGCTGTATCCAGAAAAATTTATTGACTTTGTGATCAAGTCAAACGTTAAATTAGATCACTGGTGTCGTGATGAACTATATGACACATATATGTTTGAAATGCTCAAAGTAGAGCCAACAGAAGCCGCACTAGAACGCAGTGTTAAAACTATGTTAGAATGGGCAGACAAACAACAAGCACAGTACAATGATTATTTTAGATATTGTAATCTAAATCGTGCAGTAAATGATATTAGAAACGGACTTATTAGTCCTTGGTTATTATTGAATTCAAAAACAGGCAAGATTATGTTAAGTAATTTCAACGATGAACAACTTGCTATTGTTGAACCTGTATTGGATATTCCGTATTGGAATCGACAGTTTAAAGCGAAACCTGCGGATGTTGAATTAACAAAAGAAATAATCAAGGAGGCACACATTGACTGACACAGAAAGATATACAATAGTAAGCAATATGCGTAATGGTGAACCTATCGATCGTATATACGGTGGAGCCGCAGGATCACCAAAAATACGATTAGTCCAAAAAGATGGTACAGAGTATCAAGGCAAGATTACCAAAAAGACCATACTAGTAGAAAGTCCACTAGACGGTACTAAATTTAAATCATACATTTATGTCACAGAGGACAAAAGAACATTTGACAGGATGGGTCTTCCAGTGTATAATGTAGACGTAACTGAAACATTAGATGAGGAGAATGAAGATGCTACACAAGATCAGTCAGATGTGTGACAAAATTGATTCTATTAAACAAATGTCCGACAAGTTGCGGAAAATGAAATATGAGATGCCAAAAGCAAACGACAGTGAAATTGACAACATGATTGCTCAAATTCAAGCAGATTGTTATTTGATATCTCAGGATAGGACTGCATATGCCAAGAGTACCGAGAAAAACAACTCATAAAAATTATACACAATACGATCCTAAGATACATACCAAAACTAAAGGAGGCCACGGGTTCGGCATGAAAAAAGGTGTAAAAACAAAAGACTACGAAAGCAGTGGACTTCATTTGATTGAAGTATTCAAATGGGAAGTACCTAAACATCTAAAAGAAG